ACTCGCACCTTGCAGTGATGAGGATTTCATGGACCGCTATGTATATCTTCACTATGAAACTTTTGCAGAAGAATTTGAGATTAATTAAGGAGGAAAACAAATGTATATAGATTTTAAAGAAGCTTCAGATATTCAACTGTACCATTTACATTATTTAGAAAAAAGACATGATTTAGCTCCAAAACATTGGTACGAAATGTATGGATTTCTGATCATACCGATTGAATGTAAATATTATATTAAAACACAATTTAATAGAATTTTTGGGGATTTTCCGACAAAAGAAGAAGCAGAAGAATATATTCTACTTTATTTAAAAAATAACTATCTTTTTTTTGAAATTCCTGAAAATGAAAAAGAAAACTTTGAATGTATTGCAAAATCATGGGAAGATCGAATTTATGAAGATAAAGATAATTGGAAATTACATTTAACCATACATGGGAATTACATTGAAAATCCTGAGGGTTACATATATCATCGCCGATATTACAAAGTCAGTACAGCGATTGCAGATATTGCATATAGAAAGAGACATCGGAAGCCACCTCAAACAGAATATGAGAAAAAGGGAATTAATCCAGAAACAGGAAGATATATTTCCAGATATTTTGCAAAGAAAGCGAATCGAGAAAGGAAAAAGATTATACAGGTTGGGAAGGAGTATGAATTAATGGATTCTTTAGAATATGAGAAATACAGGAAAGGAGAAAAATAAAAATGAAAAAACAATATTTTTGGATAGGCATTGCAATCATAGCTCTTGGAGTATTATATTTTGGTTATAACTTATTTGTCTATTTACACACAATGAACATGTACAGTGAGGTGTTGCAGAATCTATGAGAAAAATTGAAGCATTATTTGAAATACGTGATAGAATATATAGAAACCAACCTTATAGTCTGTGGTATAATCTATTTACCGACGATGTCTGTTTAGACTTACAAGAATCTGAAGATGAACAAACAGTACTTGATTGGATAGATATTACTGATAAATTAGAACGAATTGATATTTTAGATTTAAATCGTGTCATTAAAGAATTGAGAGATTCTTTACTGAATATATAATCTTTTCTTTTTTAACAATAGGAGGAAACAAAATGAACGAATTAAGCGTACAGAAAACAGTGCAGACCTTACCTGAAGAATTGAAAATGAATGTTTTCAATGCTTTGAACAATCCGGATTACAAAATTTCAGACTGCTACGGTCAGCAGATTGAAGTGCAGGCTTGGTTAGTTTATCCAGTAGAGATGAAATCACAGCAGACAGGGGAAATCGAAGTATTACCAAGAACAATTATCATTGACACAGCAGGTAAATCTTATTCTGCCTTATCCAGAGGTTTTGCTGGAGCTGTAAGAAATTATCAGTTGATCTTTGGGGAGGAAGTTATTTTAAACAAACCGATCACCATTGAAATCCATCAGGAAGGAACAGGAATGAAAAAGTATGCCACATTTAATTTAGTATAGGAGTTAAAATATGGCAAAGAAGCCAAAACAAACACAGGCTTACCGCAAGCGGCGACAATTCGCCGCTTCTGCGGTAAGAAGTTATAACGCCGCGGTTACAAGGATTGAAAAACAGTTCGGCAAGAGCTATGCACCACCACGTCGTTCGGTGGATGAGCTAATGAAGAACTATCCAAACATGAAAGCATTACGTTCCGAAGTAAAGCAGATGAGGAAAATCCCATCGCCGAAGAATCTTGAGATTGTCAGAGTAAAAGATATTTTAACTTCTACTTATGCTATATCAGAGACGGCGAGATTAAACCAGAGAAGAAACGAAAAGAGAAGAAGAAGAGCAGAAAAATATGGTAGATTTGTAGAAGGAAGATCTGGCTGGACAGCGTCGCAAGAAAAAACTTTGCAAACACCTGTACCCTTTGATGAAGGTCGATTTAACGATCCAAATCAATGGGCAAGATTTAAACGAAGTCTAATGATAGACTTATCAAAAGAAAGAAATGTTGATTCTTATTATCAAAACTATTTAAATGGAATAGAAGACGAATTAGGACCAGAAATTCGAGGAGTAGTAGAGGAAGCTCTGGGGGATATTAGCCCTGAGGAATTTTATCAATTAGCGTTAACGGAAGATTATCGAGACGTATTTACAATCGAATTTATAATATACATGCCGATTTCCGCGGAACAGAAAATCCAAGAATTATTATGGGGAATTGAGCAAGTAAAATCCTATGTCTAAGACGGAGATTTTTGCGGCAGATTTTGAAACAACAACGGATCCAGAAAAAACGGAAGTTTGGGCATGGGGGATTAGTAATTTAGATTGTAACTCTCCTTTTGAATGTGGAACAAATATTCAATCTTTTATTGAATTTTGTTATAAATTAAAGAAACGAAGCAAAATCTATTTTCACAATCTCAAATTTGACGGAAGTTTTATTGTAAATTATTTACTACAAAACGGATGGAGACATAGGCAAGAGAAGTTAGAAGAAGCATGTGAATTTCGTACATTAATTACAGATCGAAATCAATGGTATAAAATTGAATGTAATTTTTTCTATACGTCGCAGAAAAGAGTAACGAAAATTTTTAAAGTTACTTTCGTTGATTCATTGAAGTTGATTCCTATGCCGATTAGTAAAATGCCAAAGACATTTAACTTGGGAATTGAGAAGTTAGAAATTGATTACGATGAAGAACGAGAAATTGGAGGTTCGTTATCTCAGCAAGATTTTGAGTACTTAAAAAATGATGTCATTATTTTAAGAGATTCGTTAAATCAAATGTTTGAGAATAACATTAACCGACTAACGTTATCTTCTGCGGCGATGAATGACTTGAAAGAAACGATAGGAAAACGAAAATTTGAAAGAATCTTTCCAATTTTGCAAAATGATGAACCATATCTAACGAATTTAAACTTATCAAAGCAAGAAAATTTAGCATTATCTATTGATAAAGAGTTACGACATGCCTATCGCGGTGGATGGACTTATTTAAAAAAAGGATATGAGGGAAAAGAATTTGAGAATGTAGTTGTTTACGACGTAAATTCTCTTTACCCTTATGTCATGTCAGAAAATATATTTCCATTCGGAGCGCCGATCATCACCCATGATCTGGAAGAGATAACCGGATATAGTCTTTTTATTATTAATTTTGATTGTGAATTTTGGTTGAAAGATGGTAAATTGCCTACGATACAGATTAAAAATTCGCAGTTATTTAACGGAAGGGAGTATCTGGAAAATAGTAAAAGTGAAATTGTGAACTTAACCTTAACTTCGGTTGACTATGAAATGTTTTTAGAACATTATGAAGTAGCGTATTTTAGAGTGCATAAGGTTTACTATTTTCGTGGGACAGAAGATCTCTTCACTGAGTTCATCCAAAAATGGGCGGCAGTAAAAGAAAAGGCAGGAAGAGAAGGGAATAATGGATTACGTTTTATTTCAAAGCAGATGCAGAATTCAACTTATGGAAAATTTGCGACGAATCCGTTAAAATCACAAAAAATTCCTTACTTAGAAAATAATATTTTACGATTTCAAACAATGTCACCAGAATTTCGTCCAGAATATTATTTACCTGTTGGGTTATTCGTGACTGCATATGCAAGAAAGCATATCATATCTTATGCACAGAAAAATTACGATAGCTTTATTTACTGCGACACAGATTCATTACATTTAAAAGAAAAATCAGACAATATCCCTTTGGACAATGAAAAATTAGGATATTTTAAAATTGAAAAAGAATTTGATCGAGCAAGATATATCAGAGCGAAACGATACATTGGAGAAAAAGATGGTGAGTTATTAATCACCTGTGCGGGTCTGCCAGCAAAATGCTATGAACAAGTTACGTATGATAATTTTAAAACAGGCCAGATTTACACAGGAAAATTAATGCTTACGCAAACGGAAGGCGGGGCTGTATTAATTGAAACTACTTTTAATTTAAAATAGACTATACACACATTTTTTGATATAATAATTATGTACAGGTTAGCGGAAATAATGATGAAGGGAATCCACGGATTAAGCCCCGCCCGGACATCCATGGCTATGGGAATAGTGTTATTCTGCGCCTGTACATTCTTAAAAAGGGGCGAAAGAATGTATTATAGTTATGAAAATTGTTTAGAAAAGAAAGCGTTATTTAATTTTATTACCGGAGAGCGAGGAAACGGAAAGACTTACGGTTTTAAAACGCAGATTGCTTGTAAAAATTATTTTGAAAAAGGTGAAAATTTTGTCTATTTACGAAGATTTGAAAACGAATTAGTAAAGGCGGCAAAGTCTTTTTTTAAAGATATAGAGCATTTATATCCGGAGAAAGAATTCAAAGTAACGACGGGGAGAAGCGGAACTTTTTTCTATGAACGCGAACGTGGAATAGAAAAAGGTGGATGGAATCTTATGGGTTATGGAGTGGACTTAAATACTGGTGGAAAAGATAAATCTGTATCTTACGCCGGAGTTACTTCCATATGTTTTGATGAATTTCAGAGCAAGAGATACTTAAAAAATGAGATTCGCTTATTTTTGGACCTTTATGAAACGATATCTCGAATGAATGATGTTCCGGTATATTTTCTATCCAATAGTATTAATGTTTCCAATGTTTATTATGATTATTTTAACTTATCCCAGCCTTACGGGAAAAAGCGTTGGAAACTAACGGATAATGGGTTAATTTACTTGGAGCACACCTTATCGCAAGATTATCGAGATAAGAAAAAATCAACTCGGTTCGGGCAGTTGATCGAGGGATCTAAGTTCGGGCAATATGCAATAGATAACGAATATGTTGAAGATACTAAGGACTTTATTAAAAAGAAAACCGGAGATGTCAAGAGCGTATGCAATCTTGTATATTTGGATAATGAGTATGGGCTTTGGTTTGATCGCAGAAATGGGTACCTGTATATGGATTCTACTTTCGACAAGTCACGTGTAACGTATGCATTAACCAGAGAAGACCATACCGAAAATACCTATTTTGCAAATCGAGGAAGAAAAATCGCGTGGCTGAATCTGATGATTCAGGGATATGAGCAGGGATTTCTATATTTTGAAAACCAGCGCGTCAAGCGGATTGGTTTGGAGATTTTAAATATGATCCGTTAAAGGAGGGTCGAATGGAACAGATTATGTCTTATATTTCCACGGTAGGATTTCCGATCGTGATGTGTCTGCTTTTTTATTATCAAATGACAAAGTCAGATGAACACATGAATGAAATGTTAACACAGATTAAGGTGATGGTGGAAGAAATTAAAAAGGCGGTAAACAATGGCGGTACAGACGTATAGCATGAGAACTGACGCAAACACCAATGTATCGGCACATTTTAAGGTTCGCGAGTTTGCGTGTAATGATGGATCGGATACCGTGCTGATCGACGATGCTCTTGTCGAACGATTGGAGCGGATTCGCGGCGTTTTCGGGTCGGGGATCACAATAACGTCCGGGTACCGTACCCCATCGTATAATGCCGCAGTAGGCGGTGCGGCATCCAGTCAGCATACCAAGGGGAGAGCCGCTGATATTCAGCTTCGAGGTGTACCGCCCTTAGCTGTAGCAAACTACGTGGAAGAAACCTTTTCGACCGGGGGAATTGGTGTTTACGGTACTTTTACCCATGTGGATACGCGAAGCTCCCGTGTTATCTGGAAAAATAATGGGTCGAATACCGTGAGCAGTACGGGAGCTTCGAAAGGTTACTGGCGTGAATTTCAGAATGGAGCTGACCCCGGCGGTGGAGGAGAAGGGGGCGGCGGGGAGTCCGGAGCGATTGATGTTACGATCCGCAGATTTACGGTAGTCTTTAAGCGTCCCAATGGGAAAACGTATACCGGCACCTATTTTCCGTCTTATTGTAACGGGTGGTGGTATTTTAACGATAGTGAGTTTTATCGTTGTGATGAAATCCTTGGAAATTATCAGCAGTATTTTAAAGCTGGCTATTGGGCGCATATTACGCACATTCAAAATATATCGGCGTCGAATGTGCATTTAACAGGAGGTTCGGATGGTTAGTACTTTTACGAATTTAGACTATCAAGTGGGTAAGTATTTTAAAGTAAGAGAATTTCAGTCAAAAGATGGATATCCTACCGTTTTAATCGATGATAATTTAGTCGATCTGTTGGATCAAATCCGAGAATATTTTGGAAAACCTGTGGTCATTACTTCGGGATATCGCACGAAGTCGCATAATGCGGCAGTTGGAGGTGTATCCAATTCACAGCATACGCTTGGAAAAGCCGCAGATATACAGGTATCCGGAGTTCCCCCAGCCGCAGTGCAGGCCTATGTCTATGACCATAGTAAATATACGGTTGGAACGTATACGACGTTTACTCATGTAGATACTCGAACAACCGTAAAGTTATTCCGTGGAAATACGGAATTTGTTCGGGCCAATTATGAAAAATATAAAGCCGAAGAAATTAAGGAGGAAACAGAAATGCCAGAAAAAAGATACCAGAAATTAGAAGAAATTCCTGATTACGCAAAAGAAATTATTGAAGATTTGATCAAATCTGATATAATTAAAGGTACAGGAGAAGGTTTGAATTTGACAGAAGATATGCTCCGTGTGATTGTTATTTGCTATCGCATGGCTCTTACGAACGCAAATAACATTTATCAGCTTGCGAAAAATTTAGGAGGTGAAACCAAATGACGGTATATGAAGCGTTAGACATTGTAAGTCAGGGCTTCGCGGATTCGGATGAAGGATTGACCGCAGTCAAAACGATTGCAGATTACAACAAAGAATTAGAAGGCAAAATTGTTGCGTTGGATGAAGCGTTAGCTTCCGCTCATGCAGAAAAAGATGATGCTTTAAATTCTTATAATGATTTAAAAAGACGCTATGTAGAAAGGTTTATGAACGGCGAATCTACGGTAAACTCGGACACTGCCGTATTAGACGAGGAAGAAACTGCGCATAGCGCAGAAGAACTTACTTATGATGATGTCTTTGTGACAGAAGAAAATTAAGAGGTGTGAAATGCCAACAAAACCAAAAAATGTGAAATTAGCAAAAAACGGTGTAGATATTTTAAATGCGGTTCGTAATGACGCATCCCTTTCCTTTCAGGAAAGAGTTCCTGTAGCAACGCAGGAAGATATTAAGACTTACGGTTCTGCGGTTCTCAATTTTCCGGGACTGGCAAATGAGTTCCTCGATGCATTGGTAAACCGTATTGGTAAGGTGATTCTTAGCTCCCGGCTTTACAAGAATCCGTTTGCTATGCTGAAAAAGGGTATGCTTGATTACGGAGAAACCATTGAAGAAGTATACACTTCTCTTGCTAAGGCAAAGATTTATGATCCGCAGACAGCGGAAACGGAGTTCATGAAACGTGAAATTCCAGATGTAAAGTCTATTTTCCATAAGCTGGACTATCAGAACTTCTTTAAAACGACGATTCAGAGAAGAGATCTGGAAAGAGCGTTCCTTTCAGAGGACGGTGTTTACAATCTGGTAAGCGATATTATTTCCAGCCTGTACTCCGGTATGGAATATGACGAATTCATTACCATGAAGCAGTTGATTGTAGAATATGCAAAGAAAGGCTTATTCTATGAGGTAGAAATTCCGACAGTTACTGCAGAAAACATGAAGTCGATCATTTCTACGGTAAAGGGTTACAGCAATAAGCTGACCTTTATGTCCACGCAGTACAACGCGATGGGAGTTCCGACCTATACGGACCGCAGTTCGCAGATTATCTTCATCGACGCAGAATTTGATGCAATGATGGATGTCGAAGTATTGGCTTCCGCATTTAATATGGATAAAGCAGAGTTCATGGGAAGACGAATTCTGATTGATAACTTTGGTGAGCTTACCGGAGCAAAACTGCTTCTGTGCGACGAAAGCTTTTTCCAGATTTACGATGTGCTTCTCCAGTTTGAAGATGTTCGCAATCCGGAAGGACTGTATTGGAACTACTTCCTTCATAAGTGGACAGTATTTTCTGTTTCTCGTTTTGCAAATGCGATTCTGTTTACTGTTCCAGATAATGAGATTACAGGAATTACACTGAATCCATCTAACAGTGTCATTCAGAGATCTCAGTTGCCAAAAGATGTGACCATCAATGCGACGATCCAGTCTACTGGTACGGTAGATGATACCCTTGAGTGGGAAATGACCGGAAATGAATCTACCGAAACCACTATGACCGTAGTAAATAATACGCAGGTCAAAGTACATGTTTCTGCAAATGAAAAGATTCCAAACACGTTTAACATTATTGCAAAATCGAAGTATTTTCCAGTTAGCCAGACGGCTACCATTTCGACACGGGAAAATGCTTAACTCTACTCCTTTCCTTTTACTATATGATAGCCTACCATTCTTTGGTAGGCTATCGCTGAATTGGAGGTAAAAAATGATTCGTCCTTTAATTGGCCCATCGACAACAGTTCGCGTGTGTCAATCAATCCCGTTAGATAACACCTATACGGATACCATTCTGTTTACGTCAAAATCAGCGCAGGAAAGCTATTTTGCATCGAAAACGAAAAAGGTCTATAGCGGTTTAACGTATCAGCGGCTGGCGTCGAATAGTTCTACGTGGGCAATCTTTCTGGAAGACGTAGCAGATTATTTCTATGATTGTAACTATCTATGTTTTCAGAATGGAGGGTTTGGTAATAAGTGGCTTTATGCCTTTATTTCCGATATTTTGTATATCAACGAAAATTGCACGGCAATTACTTTTGAAATTGATGTCATGCAAACATGGCTTTTCGATTTTGAAATTAAAAAATCCTTTATCGAGCGGATGCACGTTGCGGATGATACTATCTCACGAAATGTGGTGGAAGAAGATTTGAACTTCATGCAGAGATATGAATATTACAAGGTGGAAAATTCGGGTTTATTTGAAGGTGGCACTCGCGCTACACCGGGTGAATTTGATAATAATTTAGATTACAGATCATTAATTTTGGTTACCACCTCAGAAGATATTGATGATGAAGATGAAGTAAAAGAGGGTCAATTAATCCAAAACACCTATCAAGGATTAAAATATATTGGCTTCGATTTGGAACAAAATGGAGTTGAAAATTGCAACGCTTGGTTAAAGCGAATGAATGAAGGTGGAAAAGCTGGGGCGATTAGCAGTATTAGCATGGTGCCTTGGAAAGGCGTTTCTGTTCATCCGGCAGATCATGGGAAATATGAGGTAACTGCTATTTCCGGTACTGCGGTTGTCGATGAAAAAGAATACAACATCAATTATTCAACCCTTGATGACGATTACATTCCGAAAAATAATAAGCTGTTCTGCTGGCCATATCATTTCTTCACCATTACGACTCTCGACGGTCAAAGTTATGACTACAAGTATGAGGATATTATAGAAAGCGATCCAGTTCCCGGCACAACTACGATGAAATTTAAATTTAAATTTGCTTTCGGTACAGACCCTACCTATTTTATGTATCCTTCCTACTATATGAAGTGCAATAATAACTACGATTACGGTATCAAACTTTCTGGTTTTCCAAAATGCAATTGGAACTTTGGTGTATGGGAGAACTACTATGCACAGCAAGATACCAATATTACCTTGAGTATGTTAGCTTCGGCATTAGGTTCGGTATCTTCCGCTTCTGGTTCTGTTGTTAGTGGCGCCGGAAGCAAAAAAGGGCTGGGAGTCGAAACCGGTTTAGCTATTGCTCAGGCGGGTTTAGGTACATTGCAGGCCGGCCTTTCTACTTTCGGCGGATTATCCGTAGTCAAAAGCCAACCAGACCAGAGCAAAGGCGCAAACAATGTCGGCGGTGTGAATTACAACATGGAAACAATGGATTTTTGGATTATTCATAAGCGTCTCCACTGGGGCTATGTTGTAAAAATTGATGATTACTTTACGAAGTTTGGATATCGCGTCAATAGTACCGGGGTACCTAATTTACATACAAGAAAATACTGGAACTACCTGAAGTTAGATCAACCATCGGTGACCGGAAACATGCCTGTAGGAGATATGCGAATGATCAAGCAGATTTTATCCAACGGGATCACGTTCTGGCATACCACCGACGTCGGAAATTATGATCTAAATAATAATGAAGGAGTGTTAGGACATTGAAAAACCGAGGATTGCCTTTAGAATGGTCGGATAAAACCATTCTGCGAATGAAAAACGCGATATTTCACGATTATTACAATCGGATTCGAAATATTGCATTATCTCGCTATGAGTGGAGAGATCTTCCAGAAGATATGAATGAAAGATATATCGAATGGTTGCTATTTTACAACGGAAAATGTGTCTTCTTTTACGATGAAATTCTGGAAAAATATCTCTCACTGCAGTGTACCACAACCGGCGAGATGGACTTTTACAATCTGCCGAAAAAGGTTACCGCATATAGTACCAATGTAAATTACACCTACAAAGAATTAGATATGAAAAACTGTGCTCTGTGTTTTAATAACTTGAGCTGGTTACCTGATGAACCGACGGCTTATCTCTTTGCGCAGAAATTGACCAGCATTGAAATGAATATTCTGTCTAACGTTGAATTGCAAAAGTTCGCGCTGATTGTCAAAACACCAGAGAAAAAGAAACTTACCTATAAGAATCTGATGCAGAAGTTCTTTGGCTATCAACCGTTTATTATGACTTCGGAAGGAACACCGATTGATAACATTGAAATTTTGAATCAAAATATCCCGTATATTGCGGATAAGTTACAGATTCAAAAGATTAATACGTGGAAAGAAATGTTATCTGCCTTTGGTATCGTTACCCCAGCATCGGAAAAGACCGAGCGTCTCGTATCAAATGAAGTAACCGCTGGGTTAGGTTATTCCGAAATGGCGCAGAATGTAGGTCTTGTTTCTCGTCGGCAAGCAGTAGAACATTTCAATGAACTTTTTGGTACGAATGTATCGGTAGACTTTCGTTCCAATCTTTACGCAGATATTCTGGGAGAAAATACGCAGGGTTATACCTATAATACCCATCAGGATAATCCAGAAGATGATACTTTCTCTACGCAAAGAATTGCACGACAGTCTAAGGGGGTGAGCAGTAGTGAGTAGCACAACAACTATGGTGCGCTGGTATTGCGAATATTTATATAACCAAGTAATTAATGACAATACCAAACCCCCAAATAATTGGGTCACGGATGTAAATACCATCATCCCCGCCGTATGGGAAAAGATCTTCTATGATTTTCCCATCTGGGAAGAATCCTATCGTCCTACCCTCTGTCAAAAGATTTTACGACATTATTACTTCCGGGAAATTGGTGAAGAAACTGTTGAATTTTGGAAACTACGTTTACAGCAAACCCTCGGCGAGATCATGCCGTACTATATTCAACTGTGGGAAACAACACAAGTAAAATATGAAAAACTTTGGACAAGAAACTACATTGAAAAATATCTCGGAAATGAAAATCGTACCGAAGACAAGACATCAAACGAATCAAGCGACTATCATGACACTGCGACAACTTCTGATACAGCAAATACGTTAACTGATTTTACCGACGATGCCAAGACCAATATCAAACAGACGGGAAAAACACATGACGAAGGTACCAGAACTTATTCCGAAACGGTAAAAGATGTGGCATCCAACACCCCGATGAATCAGTTGACGTGGAACGATCTGGAGAATAATCTATATGCTACCTCAACAGATTTTCGTTCCACTTCAGGAAATGAAAGCACAACGAATGACGGCACCTCAGAGAATACAACGGATCAAACCTACAACGACAATTCAAACACGAAAGTTGATTCTACTTATGATCGTCATTTTACCGATGAAAATAGCCGTGATACGGATTACACTCACAATGTCAAAGGAAAAACGAATACTGATTATATCCGTGAAATCACCGGGTGGGACGGTGTAAACCCGAACGATCTTATTTTAAAGTGGAGAGAAACCCTTTTAAATATTGATGTGATGATTATTGAGGAGCTGGAAGATTGCTTCCTCGGTGTATATTATTAGGAGGTAACCATGAGATATTTAAACCCACTTCGCTATATCCACTATCATACACAGTTAGCCATTCCGACCATCTATGATGATTCTCTCTCGTTTTACGAGATCATGAATAAGACGAATCTGCACTTTAATGAAGTGATCAATGACATGAATGAGAATTATGAGATCATTGATAAAGCGTTTCAAGAGGTTCTTGAACAGACCAACAAATGGATGGAAGAAGCGAAAGCGCAAGCAGACCGAGCAGAACAGGAAGCGAATAAATCTCAAGCGTCCGCAGAAGCTTCTCAGCAAGCCGCAGAAGACGCAAGAAATCAGGCAAATCGTGCCGCCTCGGAAGCGGATCGCGCAAAGAATGAGGCGGATAATTCCGCCGCTTCTGCTGTAGAAGCCCAGAAACAGGCAGACAGAGCATCCTCGGAAGCCGATCGCGCCCACACAGAAGCCGAAAACGCAAAATCTCAGGCGGAAGCCGCGGCAAACTCCGCCCAGGAATCCGCATCGTCCGCGGCCGCATCGGCAGACAGCGCATCGGAAAGTGCCGCTTCTGCTACCGCTTCACAGAATAGTGCAAACGCTTCTGCCGCTTCTGCTACAGAGTCGAAAAACAGTGCGGATGCTTCGGCCGCTTCTGCTACAGAGTCGAAAAACAGTGCGGATGCTTCGGCCGCTTCTGCTACGGCTTCCCAGAACAGTGCGGTTGCTTCTGCAAACTCTGCTTCACAGGCGGCTCAGTCCGCTACCGATGCGGCAAACTCCGCAAAAGAAGCCGCAGATACTCTGGATGAAGCAAAGGAAACCTTTGTGAAAAAAGCAGGCGATACCATGTCGGGTAAGCTTACCATCTCTTATGGAGGTCTTTCTGTTGATGGATCCGCTGACATATCAGGAGATCTTAACACGGGTCGGTTACAGGTTGGTAAACCCGGCGATCATAGGGATACCCATTTATACGGAAATCTTTATCTCAATGATATGTTAAACATGAGTATTGGTAGCAATGTTGCCCTTAAATTTGCTAACCTTCAAGATGGATTGAAACTTTACGCTCCTTTATCGTTTGAGCCTTCTCCATTGAGAATTTCAAATGTGGGAAATCCTCAGAATGATTTTGATGCTGTAAATAAGCAGACGTTAGATAGTTCTGTGACATCTATTAATTCTTCGCTTAGTCAAGTAAATGAAAAGATTACTTCTCTTACTTCGAGAATGGACACTGTGGAGAGCAATATTGCAAAAAATACTTCTGATATCACTTCACTTACAAGTCGTGTAAGCACGAATGAGACGAGTATCAATAACATTAATACTGAGATCACTAATATTAAACAGGACATTACCACGGTAGAAGGTGACTATGTTAAGAAAGCTGGCGATACCATGACCGGCAATCTCACTATGGGACTGAATCAAATCGTGATGGATACCGGTCATATTGCGGCTGGAAATAATACGCTTCTCTTCGAAGGTTATCCGGAAATTGATGTTGACGGTGCAAAGATTTCTATGGTTGGTGATCCCGTGGATGTGATGGATGCCGCAAACAAGGAATACGTTGATAATGCTGTTGCTGGGGTAAAACCTACTGGAGATTATCTGCCACTGACTGGTGGTACGATGAGCGGCGATATCAATATGGGAGTAAATAATTCCGTTCGATTCGGAGCGGCGAATTATGCTCTCTATCAGAATGAAGGTACTGGACATTTAGTTCTTACAGGTAACTCCAATACTGACATTGTAGAAATGAACAATATTGGCACGGTTCAGTTTGGAAATGCAACAACAATCCAAAATGTGAAAACTCCTACGAATAACGGAGATGCCGCGCCGAAATCATATGTTGATGGTCAGATCGCAGTTGCTAAAAATGATGTACAAGAACAGATGCAAGGCTATTTGCCGCTCACTGGTGGAAGACTGTCAGGTAATCTGTTAATGGGTACAGGAAGTCAAATTAATTTTGAAGAAGGTGCACATTTAGCATATGCTACAGATTTCGGTTTTGGTGTACAGACAGATGGAGGTTCTGTTGGAATCGTTTCAAATAACATTGTTCATACGGACACCCCGATCGCTCTTGATAGTAAATTAATTACTTATTCCATTAACGATGTTTCGGTCGTACCGGGCACTACTGTTAAACAGTATAATTGTGATGGAACAGGCTTTCAGCAGATGAGATTTTCTGGATTCCAGAACGTAAAATTTGCTTCTTCTCTGTTGGTAGATGAAGACCCGGTTGAAGATTTACAAGTTGCTACCAAGAGATATGTAGATCAGCATTCTGGGGGCGGGGGCGAATATGTTCCTCTGAATAATAACCTTATTTGTTACATAAGTGAAATAGGTGGAGGAGTATATAATTGTGATTGTTATTTAATACAAAGATATAATATTGTTGGGTCAATTAATGCGGATGAATATAGTTTTGAGAAAACTATATCTCATAATTTAAATGATTATTTAAATACAAATAATTATAGTAGAATAGGAGATACTTTAGAAACTTTTATATATGTAACCACAAATGATACACAAAATATAATTATAATAACAGGTCGATTACGTGAAAGTTCTTTAACTATTAAAGTTTCCAAAACAATAATAAACACTACAACTACAAATGTAGACAAATATGTTAATGTTGGAAAAGTAGGCTCAATGCTGTTAAGAAAGAACAGATAAAAGGGGATTTAATCCCCTTTTTATTTTTAAGATTACATTGTTAACCTACCTTTCCAAAGCTAAATAAAAATCTCCCAAGTCATAGTAACCCAATTTATAAAATTCTTCCTCTTGATTTGTAAGCCAATTATTCACAAGATAAGCTACATATTCCTCTTCATCCATTGGAGCGTTACTAACAATATCCTCCAAATTTTCAAGCATATCTTGATATGCTACTGATTTTTTAATATAGTGCACTACTTCTTCCTTTTCAATTTCAACTTTACTATATTCTTCTGGAATTATGATATTTTCATGAGCGACCACATAGATTTTCATTTCCTTTCCTCCTTAATTGATTACAAATTCTTCTGCAAAAGTTTCATAGTGAAGATATACATAGCGGTCCATGAAATCCTCATCACTGCAAGGTGCGAGTTCCCACGCGACACGTTCGCGAAGTTCATCATCCATATAGTGTTCAAAAGTGCTAAATTCTTCAACCTGACCAGTTCTCTTGTTAACTACTAACATGTTATTTCCTCCTATCCAATTACCATTGCGGTTATGATTGTTTTGATTTCTTGATTAGATAATTTGTAAAGCTTTAATAATGCAATTGCATTGTTGATGCTTGAACACATCATTAATGCTTTGTCCTGATTTGGTATAAGTTGCTTTATTGCTTTTGCTGTTTCCTTTGTCATGTTTTGATCTCCTTTCCTTTTGTAATTATATTATAGCACAGGTTTTAAAATTAGCAATAGGTTTTACTGATGTATTATGTATACATGATGTGCTTGGATGTTGTGGATATAATCACAATGATTTAATGCACAATTCGTGATTTGCTTTAGTACTTTACTGTGATAAAGTATTTGATTAGGTAAGTACTTTAGCGCTTTAGTGTGATAAAGTATTTAATTAGGCAAGTACTTTAATGCTTTAGTGTAATAAAGTATTTGATTTGTGAAATGTTATGAGATGTGATTCGCACTGTCAATTATTGGGGGAATATATTATTGTGTAAAGCATTTGGGCTATATACCCA